TTAGAATTAACTGTAGCAGAACAAATCAAATCAAACGATTACGATGTAAATTATGAAACTGAAACTATTCATTATACTGTTCCAGAATCTAAACACAAATATACACCAGATTTTGTGTTTACTAAAAAGAACGGCGAATTAATGTATATTGAAACAAAAGGACGTTGGACTGCAACAGACCGTAAAAAAATGAAACATGTATTACAATGTAATCCTAATATGGATATAAGAATGGTGTTTCAAAATCCAAATCAAAAAATATCAAAAGCAAGTAAAACAACATATGAAGTATACGCAAATAAGATGGGTATTGCTAATGTAGCAAAAAAAGAAATACCCGTTGAATGGATGGCGGAATGTTTGAAGCCAGGCGAAAAAGCACAAGATCCAAAACGTTTTTTTGTATAAGGTTTGATTTGTGAAAAAAAAATAATATATTCATTAAAATGATGTTAATTATTTAAAATGATTGATTCAGACTTGAATTGATCGTTAGACCATATATGTAATATATGTGTCTGACTATAATTAATTATAATAATATTATTAATTGGATTAATTGGATTAATTACAGTTATTTCTTATTATATAATATATGCAAAATCTTAAATTACTACAGTTACTGGAATCTGTCTTAGGTAAAGGTAAATCTACATCTGGTAATAACGTTGCATTTTTCTCCCCATTTACTTCACATTATAAACCTAAATTAGAAATAGACATCAACACAACAAGTGAAGGTCAAAATGCTGGCACTGTTGGATATCTGATAAAAAAGGTAGAAGTATAAACAGTTTATTTAAACAAATGAACTTGGGTAAACAATACTTTGAACAATTATCTCGCATAATTAAGTCAGCAAAATATAAAAACTTTGACAACGAAGTTAAACATGTAGAAACAATATCATTGCCCGAAGAATATGTTCCATTATGGAAGCACAAAAAGACTCCTGACTTTCGAAATGCCGTATCATATCTAAAACGACGAGGTGTTACTATATTTGATATTTTAAAATATCGTATAGGATATTGTGAGCGAGGAGAGTATAGTGGTAAAATTATTATTCCTAGTTATGATTGTAACGGACAATTGAATTATTTTGTAAGTAGAGCATTTTATAATGCTGATAAATATAAACACAAGAATCCAAAGGTAAGCAAAGATATTATAGGATTTGATTTGCTCATCAATTGGGAAGAACCAATAGTACTTTGCGAAGGGTCATTTGATGCAATTGCAATAAAAAGAAATGCAATACCATTATTTGGTAAAATTATACAACCTCAACTACAGAAAAAGATTATTGAAAAACGAGTCAAAGACATTTACATATGTTTAGATGCCGACGCCATTCGCAATGCATTGAGTATTGCAGAACGATTTATGGGTGAAGGATTAAATGTATATTTTATAGAATTNAAAGAGCAAGATGCATCNGATTTAGGATTTCATCGTATAACAGAAATTATAGAACAAACCGGAGTAATGACATTTGAACAACTAATGCAACTCCGAATGGGTATTTTATGGAAATAAAAAAAGCTGATAAAATTTATCATATATCCGACGTGCATATTCGTACGTTGAAACGTCACAAAGAGTATCGGCATGTATTTGAAAACATGTTTGATTATATTAATAAAACTAAAACTGAAAACAGTATAGCAGTAGTTACTGGAGATATTGTTCATAGTAAATTGGACATGTCCCCCGAATTGATTAGAATGCTTACTGATTTCTTTCGAGGATTCAATATTCCTACAATTGTTATTCTTGGTAATCATGACATGAATCTAAACAATTTATATCGTGAAGATGCATTGTCTCCGGTATTGGATATGATTGCTAATGACAACATTGTTTTTATAAAAGACAACGGTACTTTTGATTTTGCTGGAATAACTTGGAATCATATGGCTGTCGACGTTGAGCCTGCTCAATACACAAAAGGCAAAGACATTGTAACAGACAACTTAAAGATTGCATTACATCATGGTGCTGTGCATTCTGCAAAAACAGATATAGGATATGAAATATCTAATGAGCATGTTACTACTGACTTGTTTTCCGGACACGACATGACACTACTAGGTGACATTCATAAGCCGGCTCAATTCTTAACTGAAACTATTGCATACCCTGGTTCACTTATACAACAAAATCATGGCGAAGCATTAGATCACGGAATACTTGTTTGGGATGTAGAAACTAAAAAAGCTGAATTTGTAGAAATACACAATGATTATGGATATGTAACTATAGAAACAGAAGGCTCTCAAATTGTCAAGTCACCACATCGAATGCCTAACAAGCCCAGAATAAGAATCAAGTTCAATGAAACCAGTGCATCAGACATGAAACGATTGGTTACCATGATTCGTAAAAAATACAATGTTCAAGACATTACCATACAACGAACTATATCCGCACAAAGCAATGCTGAGTCTGGAACTATTACAATTGGCAATGTTCGAGACGTTGAATATCAAAACACTTTGTTAACTGAATTTATTAACACTAAATTTCCACAAGCAACTACAGATGAGTTAGATGCAATACGACATATTAATCGATCTATTAATTCTAAACTACCAGCAGTTGAATCAGTACGTCATATAACATGGCATCCGGTCTCATTTGAATTTGACAACATGTTTTCATATGGCGCTGGTAACAATGTAGACTTCAATAAAATGAGTGATGTCTGTGGTTTATTTGCTGCAAATACAAGTGGTAAGTCAAGTTTATTAGATGCTATAACATATACTATATTTGACAAATGCAGTAAAACAAGCAAAGCTCATGAAGTGTTAAACAATAAAAAGTCTAACTTTCGTGGAGTGTTTAAATTTAAAATGAATGATGTTCTTTATACAATTGAACGAGTTGGCACCAAGAAAAAAGACAACCATGTAAAAGTGGACGTTAACTTTTATACCGAAACAGAAAATCTAAATGGTGATGAACGAAGTGACACAAATAAAAGTATACGTCGTTATTTAGGAACATACAATGATTTTATTTTAACTGCATTTTCACTTCAAGCAGATAATAATAATTTTATAGAAAAATCACAACGTGAAAGAAAAGACTTGTTATCTCAATTTTTAGACATTACTGTATTTGAACAACTTTATCATTTAGCAACAGACGAAATAAAAGAAACAGCAGGACGACTTAAAGCATTTAAGAAAACTGATTTTGCAGAAACAATAACATCTGCAGATGCCGTTATTAATAACAACGAAAAACTAATTGCAGATACGAATAAAAAAGAATCAGACAAACAAACCGACAGAAACACATTACAAGATTCTATAGTACAACTAATTGAAACAAAACAACCTACAAGTTATGAAGGTGATGATATTAAAATATTACAGAAAACTGAAACTAATTTAACTGAAAAAATAGAAAAGCTTCAAGAGACAATCGAAGAAACAGAACAAACAATTTTAGGATATCAAGATAAAATTGATAATATAGAAGAGACAATTGCAATACAAAATTACAATGTTGATAACTTAAAAGACAAAGATAAACAATTAACTGATAACGAATTTAAAATTGACGGTTTATGGGAAGAACAAAAAAAACAACAAAGAATAGTAAATGATAAGCAAACGAAAATTGAACATCTTGAGACGCACAAATATGACCCAAATTGTGAATACTGTGTGTCTAACGTTTTTGTGCAAGACGCAATTCAAGCAAAGAACGAGATTGACCAAGATAGAAAAATATTAACAGGTATTGAAGATAATATTGAATTAAATAAAATTTTACAAAATAGTTTAACTGTATATCGAACGCAACTTACTGAATATAATGAATCAAATAGTAATATTGACACATATAAAAATAAAATTGAAATATATGAACTACAACTTCAGATTCATGAAAATGATCTTCAAACTAAAGAAACAGAATTAGAAAACAACATAGAACGACAAGAATCGTTTAAAAGAAATAAATCTGCTATTGTTTGGAATAAAGCTGTTGATAAAAACATTAATGACTGTAAAGGTAAAATTGATACAATCTCCGGTCAGATAAAAACACTTCAAGATCAAATAAAAACCAATCATGGAGAAATACAAGTTGCTAAAACCAAGAAAAAGACAGCATTAGAACAATTGGAAACATACCAACAATTGGAAATAGAATATAAAGCATATGAATATTATTTAAAATCAGTTAAACGAGATGGTATTCCATATGAATTAATATCAAAGGCAATTCCTAAAATAGAATCGGAAATAAACAATGTTTTAAATCAAGTAGTAGATTTTAACATGGTTATGAACACTGATGGTAAAAATATTAATGGATATATTATATATGACCAAGAAAATTATTGGCCATTAGAATTAACAAGTGGTATGGAAAGATTTATATCCAGTTTAGCAATACGCATAGCACTTATCAATGTTTCTGCTTTGCCTCGTCCTAATTTTATAGCAATCGATGAAGGATGGGGTAGTTTAGATGCAGAACATATTTCAGCAGTTAGCAATCTATTTGATTATTTTAGAACAAAATTTGATTTTTCAATTATTATATCTCACGTAGACACAATGCGAGATATGGTAGACAATTTAGTCGAAGTAAATAAAACTAATGGATACAGCCAGATTCTTCATGTTTGATATTTATATAAAAAGTATACTTATCAATGCAACGTAAAGAAGCTGTATATAAAGGTTTAGAATTTATTCCGGTTTTATATGAAGATCCTTCATTAACATCTCCGGATTATTTTCAGATATCAGAATTTCCTACAAAATTAACTGCAGGTAAAAATTTATTTAAACTTCGTGGACATCCTACAAATTTAAGAGTAGGTGGAGCACTCGGAATAGAAGTTTTAGATTATAATGGAAATCCGATATATTCAGAAGTAATAGATTTTATCGAAGAAGATAAAAGTCGTGTTATTGCAATTTATATTTACGACAATACTTCTCCAGGCGATTGCACAGTAACATTAGTTGCCGAAGCATCGGTAATAGAAGGTGCAACACCTCCTACGGAATATCAAGGAAAAGTTAATATACGTTGGTCAAGATCTGTACCAGTTAATCCTAATGTTTCAAATAATTCAGAAATTATATTTGACAAATTACCAACGGTAACCGTAACAGAACAAATTGGCGTTCAATTGGATAGACAATATGCAACTGTACAGTTTCCAACATATAATACTGGCAAAGTAAAACTAATAACGCAAAATGGACAACCGGTTATAGAGTTAAGTGGAGGAGAATTTATCTCTGATATGAAAACTGGAACTATAACAGTAGCCGCACCCGTTAATCCTTCGCCTACACCGGAGTATACGGTTGTTACCACGCCTTACGTGTCTACGATAAAAAAGATATTAACTCCAACTACGGCTTTGTTAGACAAAGAGTATACAGTGTTTAGTAGCCAAAGTATATTTCCACATATATTTAATGCTTTTGAGCCATCTACATATTCATTGACATATGAAGCTACTCCGACATATATAGAAACAGAAAATTCACAATCATATGCTTATATTCAAGTTAATGGATTAGAACCAGCAACTGGTGATGTTAATCGAGTAAAAGTATATACTAATAACAATGGAACAGTTGGCGCATTCGAATTGGTCAATGATGTTGAATTAGAAGAAACAGAAATATTTGTTCCTAGCACATCTTCATTGTTACCTGACGTTAGTGTTGGTATTTTTACATCACAAAACATAATTGATACATATTGGGAAGCACATACTTATTTAGGACCAACAGAAGCTACTGCACCCACAACCGCATCTATTTCTTCATCATTGGATCAGGCAGTTTTAATTGGAAGTTCGGCAGACATAACTGCAAACAATCATGTTTTGACTTTTCAAACTAAAGATGCATATAAAGGTGTATTCATTGCAACTAGTTCATATAAAGTTACACTCGATGCATTAGGTACTCGTAGTAGTGTGAGTGGAAACAATGATCCTGTACTAGGAGTATACTTATCCGGAAGTGCTTTTAATTTTAATGCAACGGATGTGTTAAATCAGGACTTACCAGTAACGTTGGGTAAACGAATAGGAGAACTTCGAGCTACAGGCGATTCACAAAGATTCGATGACCATGTAATTGAATTTGAATCTGATAACACCGGAAACGGAACTATTATATTTGTAGTAGAAAGTGGAGTCTGGCAAGTTGCTGACATAAGAACAACTACTGACAATGATATTGGATACACTCCAAATTATAACAGAATAAAAACATTTATTGAAACTACTCATAAAATAGACAATCAAATATCATTTAAATTAGAATATTATAATATCGATGGTGTTGCAAGTAAACAAGTAACATTTGTTAATAATTTAGATTGGCAAGGTGGGAATCGTTATGTAGATGGTGATTTTTCAATGCTTACCGGGTCTTTGTATGTAGCAGATTCAATAAACAGTGGAGTAGCATTAACAGGTAATGCTGGTACTGGCTTTGTCAGATCATTAGGATATCAAGGTTTTGAATCTGGCTTTCCTGGATTCTTGCTGTGGAGCGGATCCGCATTATCAGGTAGTGCCGGAACAAAAGGTGGAGTTGATTATAGTGGAGTTGGATTAGAATTATATGCACACACTGCTAGTTATTTTAGATATTCAACCACAGACTCAGAAATAGATGTTCGCACCGATAAATTCTTTTTTGGTAATATTAGTGGATCGTTTATAAGTGGTAGCAATGGATT